CCAGCCATATTATTCTCCTTTTAAAAAGAGAGGGGCTAACCCCTCTCTATTGCACACTAAGCAATTTGAATATACTCAATGATAAAGGTAAACGAACCCGCTGTTGTTGCGTCCACAGTGTTTGTAATGTTGCAGAAAATATTTCTTGCGGCAGAAGTATACTGAGGAGAAACTGGAGCAGTAGTCGCACTTTGCGTCGTTGCTACCAAAGTAGTAGTCGTTACATTACCGACAACGACGGTTGTACCACCATCAAGAATTTCATCAGTAACCGCCGCAACAATCTGTGCGCCAGAACTAGATGTACCAACCTCATAACCAATATCACCTGTTCCAATAACTGGAGAAACATCACAAAATATTCTAATGTTAGTAAGGATCGTGTTTGCTGGTTGTACAAATGTAGCAATAGCGGGGCTATCACCTGCTGTGGTGTTTACAGTAACACCAGAAGCATAACCAACGTGCTTGATATATTTATTGGTAAAAATACCAGTAGAAGCAATAGATGAGGTTTCAGTTATCGCACCTGTAGTGCTGTTTTTGTTGATAACTTTAAAACCGTTTTCAGAGCGTACCGCTCCATTAAAAGTAGTTACAGCCATTTAAGTCTCCTGTCTTGGCTAGTGTCAGCTACCCAATGTAGCTGTCAGGAATTACAAAACTATAAACAAAAAAAGGGCGGCTCGCAAGCCGCCCTTTTCATAATACAATGTATTAAGCTCCAGGAGAACCAAATACACAACGCGGGTCAGACACGCCGAAGCTATAGCGCTCACGAGCTTTGTAACGCACGTTACCTGTATCAAAATCGCCTTCCATAGCAGTTTGCATCGGTGTACGAACAAAATGCTTGAAGCCGTTTGGTGCATCCGTTTTAATGAAGAATGCATCTGTATCAGTTAGGAAGTGATTAACCACATAACCGTCAGGAAGCATACCCATATTACGGACTGCATTGACATCATTGTCTGCAGTAGCAGGACGCAGATTAGAAGCCATCAAACGCTCAGCCACAAACTGAAGTGCTGGTGGGATAATCATCTTCATACCACGAAGAGCAATTTTAAGACCACGCTCATCAATGAAAGCTGAAATATCAATCAAGGATTGCTCGAGAGATGTTTCATTCAAATCAGCAGATGTAGTCAATTCGTTTTTAAAATTACCACCTGAAGTAGTGGGATGATCCGTTGCACACAATTCCTTACCATCACCAAGCAAGAAGTTAGAGTCAAAAGCATTGTTTAGAACAGATGCTGCCTTGACTTGCTTAGTATTAGCCATGGAACGAGCCAACGCACGAGTATAACGAGAGCTGAGTTTGTCGTAAAGGTTATCCTCAACGGCTTCCTCAGTAATCGAAAATGCAAGTGCAATGGTTTCATGTGTGTAACGTGCTGTGAATGATTCGTTCGCAATATCAAATGATACTGCAGAGCCCTCTTGTTTAGTGGGGGCAGCTCCGAATCCAGCCAGCATTACTTCTTCTTCAAACGCACGATCTGAATTTTCTTGATCATAGATCTCGGCATGTTCATTATCGTAGCGGTCATACTCCAAACCGAACAGGGCGTTTAGTCCCGGCTCTAGTTCTTTAAGGAGTTGGGATCTTGCAATAGCCATATCTAATTACTCCTTATAGACCAGTGGTTGCAGTATGGAAAGGAAGATTCAGTTTAACTAAGAACACTACGCCAGCAGCAGTAACGTCAATTTCGTCAAATGAATCCTTAATGCCAACTACACGGAAGTTATCCGTAGCAGTAGTAGCACCAGCAGAAGCTACAGAAAGTTCACCGATAGAATTACCAGTAGAACCGTTTTCTGAGCCAAATCCTGTTCCTTCAGCGTTTCCATGAATCAAAGCAGTTGCCGTTGCAATATTAGTCAACGTAGCATCTCCTTGGATTTCATACACTTGATGTGGATTATCGTAAACGAAAACCCGCGCCTCAGTGCCTGACTTCAAAGAAGCAGTTCCAGGATAGTGGTTAGAAAAAGTTGGAGTACCATCAAGAGCGATGTACTCACATCCACCCATAACACCTAGGATAGCAACGCTACCGCCGTCAGCCGCGCTTACATCCACAAGTCCGTTAGTCAACGGGATCACCATATCACCTTGAAAAATAGATGATGAAGATCCTGCTGTAGCAGATACTTGTACGAGGTAAGAAGTCAAACCGTTGGAGTTCGCCGCGCTACCTAGAAGGTTGTGTGGACGTAATCCAAATGGTCCATCAATATTTGATCCGGCCATAATAAAGTCCTTCCTTCATTACTCGGAGCCTCCTTTGGCTCCGAAAGTTACACGAGATTGCCGTTCATTATGAATCGGCATTGAACTATGCTGTTCTCGCATTAAGTCATTATCGACGGCAATCATCTGGTCAGCTGTCTTTTGCTTATAGTGATCATCACGTTCTTGCTTCGACTCAATAGGAAAACGAGCTAAAATGAGGCCTCCAACACCAATAACTCCTGCATGTTTACCATCTTGTATGGTAGGAGCTTGGAAATCAGGATACTCATCGGCGCGAACTAATTCAAAGCCTTCGCGGAGGCGAGCTGAAAGGTTTTTACTATCATCATACCCCATGACAGAATCACGGATCCAACGATGAGTATATCCCTCAGGGGGAGGTGGGGCGTCCAACGTAGACGGGGGTTGCCAAGGTTTACGGCGCGTGTCTTTTTCACGAGTAGCAGTTGTGCGTGGGGTACGATCCATGATCTATTCCTTCACGATTGTAAGCGAGCAAGTTGCTTCGCGTATTGTTCATAAGATACACCTAATTTATCTGCGATTGCAACCTGAGAAGGTGATAATTTGATTTTTTTGTTAGAGGGCTTTCCAGAAGAACGTGTTGCACCCGCAACAGGTGCTCTAGCAGAAGACCTATTATCTTGTTGAAATTTATGAGGAAACTCCTCTCGGATACGTTTATCTAGCTCTTGGTAATACTCATCTGAGCTAGGATCAAAATATTCGTTTTCTACAAGGTTTTTATGAATAGAAAAAGCTGTAAGAGTCATAGGCTCGTTTTCACCAAACCAAGAATTACGCTCTGCCCATGACCTTGCTTTAGGGTCTGGCTGGTTAGTAGGTTGTGGTTGTGCTTGTGGTTGAGGCTGTGGTGGAGCAGCTTTTCGTTGTTCTAATTGATGTTTAGCTACATTTAACCGCTCTGATTCTATAGCTAATTTTGCTATGGATTTTTGAGCTTCTATTTGTGCATCAACATCACCTAAATTAATAGCATCTGATAATTTCTTTTTGAGACCATCTTCTTGTGATGTGACTCTTTGGTCATACTCACTTATGTACGATTCATCAATTTGAGAACTGCGTTTCGCAAGCTCTTCATTTTGTTTTTGAACAGATTGAGCATATTCAGTAGCTGCTTTTTCACGACGCTCGGCTTCCCGCATTTTGTAGGTGAGCTTTTCGATACGTTTTTTGACTTTGTCGCTGTAACCTTCGAGGTCTTCGTCTGAGGTTTCTTCGACGATGCCTTCTTCACTTTCTTCCCCGACAGATACTTGGGTGCCTTCGACTTCTTTTTCGGTGTCATTTTCCAATTCCACTTCTACAACATCTTCTTCTATTTGTTTTGCTTCAGGCATAAGATACACTCCTATGTGTGGATAATGTCTTCGGGATTATTGATTGTAGCTAAAATTTCATCATCGTTTAGCAAACGAACTTCACCGCCATCTATTTTAAAGCGGCTACCAGCGTACCGACCAAAAATAACCCAATCACCTTCTTTACACCAAGGCTTCCAATTTTCTGTTGGGTCATTGGCATTGCCAAACTTTACAGGGTCTTTATATGCAAGCGGACCGACTTTTACCACATAGCCACAAACAGTAGCTAATGCTTCACGGTCTACAGTAGAATCGGGTATGTAGATACCCCCTGCTGTTTTACCTTTTCCACGGTAAGGCAGAATAAGGATACGCCAACCAGAGGGTTCTGGAAGTTTTTCCTTAGCGGTAATTTTATCAGGGGAGGTTTCTTTTTCAGCAGACCTTTGAGCAGCCTTTGCATACCGCTCTGGAACTAATAGAGTTTTACTCATGTTCTATCCTTTTTAGCAGGAGATCTAACTCCTGTTTTATGTTGGCAAGTTCTGCAAGCCTAGCTCGCAGTTCCTGGAATGCGGCAAAATCTTTTACCTGACCTTCTACTAATTGGTCAGTAAGTGTCTTTTCCCGTTGAGATAGTATATTAAGGAGTTTTTCGTGTATGTAAAGGGTAGACATCTATGCTTTACGAACTTTCTTGCGTTTTTTAGCCGTTTTAGCTGCATTTTTAAAATCTGCTGCTGAGGGTGCTCCTGCTTGTCCAGGTTTACGCATAGGTTTACCGCTCGCCCTTCTCTTTGCTATGTTTGCGTATAAACTCATTTTTTAAATCCTTTCAACCCACGGATTCCAAAACTTGCACCTATACTTGCGTACATTGCCCATTGAAACCATTCAGGTGTATTAGACAATGCTGCAAAACCTTCTTGAACATAAGGCTGGGTGAACGGAATAAAACACATAGCTATAATGATAATAAACAAAATTGTCCATGCTTCATCTTTCCAGCTATTATCACTGGCCTGTGCCATTATTTTTTCCCAGCCAGCTTCATGCGTCGCGGCTGTAACCATAACCTGTGCTTCTGCTTCAGCGCGAGCTTTAGCTACTGCGCCTTTAGCTTTAGTTTGCTCAACTTTAGATTCCATCCAGCTACCAGCTAGGTTTGCTATGGGTCCTATAAGTGCCTGTATCATTCTATGATCCTTACAATATAGTTTGTGCCATCTGTGTTCTTTGATACCTCAACTGTCTTATTTTCACAAGAATACCGAACGGAAGTAGACTTTTTGTATAGATTACGCTCAATGGTGCGCTTGGCTTTCAAACATTTAGAAATTTGCTCATAAGCGGTATGCTCTGATACATCG